TATCATATTGGGGAGTAACAGAATTTCCATTCGTGTAACTTGGAAGTGTCGAATTATACTGAGCAGGAGTTGGTATGCTCACCGGCTGAATCGAAGGGAAACTACTCGGAGAAACAATAATTCTCCCACGATTATCCGACTGTTCATAACTCCCTTGGCCGGAATTTAATGTCGGCAAAGGCGAATTATACTGAGCTGGAGGTTGACCGCCGCCGTTACCCGTCGACAATCCAAATGCTGAACCAGCAGCCAATGAATAAGTAGCAATCGCAAGAATTGCAATTGCCCAAGGATTAACCCGATGTAGTAGACGCATACAACACATTCACTCCGAAATCAGCATTCGTCGGGCCGTTCACAATACCGACCACAATCCCATAATACACCTGCTCTTTGAGATTAACACCTTGTCCGGCGGAGAGCTGTTGACGAAAGAGAATACGCCCAGAAGTTGTTGCCGCATTATCATATCCGATGAACGTAGCCGATTGGTCAGAAGCACTATTGTTTCTCAACCCAACAAGAGAGCCAGAGCTCGACCAAACAACAACCGACGTACTCGCATTCGGCGGAATTGGAGTAAATGGATAACCTGTCATTACCGCCGCCGCTCCTGTGTCATTGACCACATTCACGCCAAAATCAGAGTTAATCGGCGCTCCAAGAACTGAGATCGTGATCCCATAAGAGGTCCTAACATTGACATCGACAATTTGCTGGACATTTAGAGACTGAGCAAAGAGAACTGTCCCAGAGGTCGTTGAAGCATTGTCGTACCCGACGATAAGCGCAGGTTGACCTTGATCGGACAAATTCACCAGGCGCACCATCGAGCCGCTCATCGTCGCAACAACCTGACTCGATCCCGATCCTGCCCCGGCAGGAATTAAAGAATAAGGGCTGCTTATATTTTGTCCCATATAAACAACAGTTGTTGAACCACCGCCGGACGAACTTCCGCTCGACCCGCTAGAATTATTATTTCCAACCTGATCGTATCCAGAAAGCGTTGCCCCCGTAACGTAGTATTGAAATCCAATAGAGTTCGATACAAGATACTCTCCTGTATTATTTCCAGGAGAAGTCGGAGTTTCAATGACGTAGAATCCATTCGAGAATGTATCTCCGATATTAAATGAAGACATAGTATCACGTCACAAAAAGCATGACAGATGTTCCCGTGAAGTTAGAGAAGCCTCCGCCCCAAGTCCAACCCGCCGTAATAGCGGTAGCAACACTCGTCGTTATCGGGCCAGAAGCAACATAAAGCGCAGCATAGCCATTATCGTTACTTGTATTTCCATAATTATTTGTATCTTGATTAACTGAAAGAAGTTGACCTGTCCATCCTCCCGTCAACGCTGTTGGATTACCAGCATTACTTAAATTCAATTGTTGAATCGTACTAATGGCGATCGGAAGGCAATTCAAAACAGTCGGAATAGATACAGCAGCAGTTCCAATCGTCGTCGCAGCCGTTGAAGTATATTTAGAAAACATGCCGTTAATTGGCGCAAATGAATCTGCGTCTGCGATATTAAGAATTTCCGCGTTAATAGCATCAGCACTCGTCGAAGGAACAAACGCATATGTAGGAGACTCTATCCCCGTTGCAATTTTCGTGAATACTGCAACTTGAGGGCTATTTCCTGACGTTGCCTTTGTTCCATAAAGTGACCATCCAAGAGGAGCTGTGAAGGTTTGCGCACCCGATACGATAATAGCGAGTAAAAGGTTACCAACGACAATCGAAGCCGGAGCAGTAACAGTTACCGTTCCTCCGACAGTAAGATCATTTGACCCCTTTGATGCCGAAACAATCTTCGGACCATTCCCAATCGGAACTTGATCGTTTGGAGAAAGATGCGTTCGGAAAGTCCCTATGTGAATAGGCATGCTAGTCTTGGAGTATCCCCAATACCACCGTTAAATCCGTCGTCGCCGTGAACGTCGGAGTTCCGGCGACAACAAGGATGCCATAAAGCGTTGTAGCTCCTGCTGCAAGCGCCTGAGAAATCCCATTCAACGTATAAATCGTATGTGTTCCAAGTCCTGACGAATAACTCGAAAGTTGATACGCACCAACGAGAAATGGAATATCAGCCACGTTTATTGAAGGCGCAGTTTTATCCGTCCATGTTGTATTCGTTGGGTTGCTATCAAAAAGAAATAATGTAAACGTCGCCGTCTGAACGCTCTTGCTTCTCAATGAGATAGATTCAAGTACACCGCTCCCGGCAGTAAGAAGAGCAGAGCTAAACGTGATTTTTCCGCCAACGACATTTCCGGTCGTATAAGCTGAAGATGCCGTTACCGTTAATGCAGTAGCAATTTTTGCCGTTTTTCCGCCAACATTTCCGATATTTGCGGTACTCGCAACAAGCGCAGGCGCAGTCGCAATGCTAACGGGGATCGGCGTCGCCGACGAGGAGCCCTGGATCGTGAGAACGTCGGCGCTTGGAGTGCCAACCGTTCCGAGTGCCGGTTGCTTCGCGCTCGTGGCCGCGCCGGCCGGGAGCGGCAGCGAAGCTGCGGACATCGGGATCGGCGTCGCCGAACTGCTCCCTTGGATCGTGAGAACGTCGACGCTCGGAGAGCCAACCGTTCCAAGAGCCGGTTGCTTCGCGCTCGTGGCCGCCCCGGCCGGAAGTGGCAGCGAAGCTGCGGACATCGGGATCGGCGTCGCCGATGAGGAGCCTTGGATCGTGAGAACGTCGGCGCTCGGGGTACCGGAGGTGCCAAGAGCCGGTTGCTTCGCGCTCGTGGCCGCCCCGGTAGGGAGCGGCAGCGCCGAATTCGAGACACCAACCGGCAGCGCACCCGGAGTTCCTTGAATACCAACCAAGTAGGCACTCGTTGACCCAGGCGCCATGATCGACGCTTGATGCGTCGGCGTTGTTGGATCGGAGAGCGTCGAAACATTCGGCGTTGTCGTCGTTCCAATTGCGCCGCCACCACTCGACCCACTAGCAATATAAACCGGAAGTGGGTTGCTCGCATTTACATTATCGTCATTGACGAGAATGTTCACCCAACCAGAAGCAAGTTGTTCTGACGTAAGCGAATCATAAAACGTCGAACTATCTGCACGTTGAAGTTGATACATTCCACCATAAACTCCGCTCCCGGTAGGCAGCGCAATAATGGTATTTCCGTTGATAACTTGCCCGATTGAAAATGCGTAAGGCATCATTCACTTCCTTGTTAATGAAAACGGCTTCATCCGAAGCGAAGCCGTATTCATCAGTGATTCATTCAAATTAGGATAACCTAACTTATTTGTTAGGTTTGCCTAAAATGGCATTCTCGACAACGCTTGGGTATAAAGGACAGCAGGAACATACACTTTCGTCACTTGCGCACGATCAAGTTGACGAGAAATGATTTTCTCTTCCTCCAACATCAACGGCTGTTCAACGAATTTCACGCCGGCAAAACCTTTTTGACCAGCGAGCATTTCATTATCGACCATCTGATTCGTTATGAAAATATCCATACCGAGGAAGTGAGAAACGATACCGCTCTCCAACACGGAACTTGCCACAGGACCAGCGTTGAGGTAATTGCTCACCTGAGAAATAAGCAAGAACTTCGAGTATGAAACCGGAGACATGATAAGGAAGTCGGCCTTGTAATTACGCTTTGCAATATCGGTAACGATATTCACAAGGTCAGCAAAAACAAGCGTTCCCGAAGAAATACCAGAACCTCCGGTATTACTCTGAGAAGTCGATGTCGGCGTTGCAATCGCTGCCTGCGCTGGCTGAGGACCATACGCTGCCTGCGCCGGAATCCCGGTACGCAACGTATTCAAAACGTCAAGGTCTTCTTTGAGGGCCATCCTCATTCCAAGACGCGCGAGGTCAAGTTGCATCAAAGGAAACGGCGTCCGACGCTGCTCCTCATACGTCATCCCGAGTCCACGACCGATTTTTTTCACAAAATGCGTTCTACGGATTAAATATCCAGTATCATCCGGGATATTCGCACCTTGCGCAACTTCGTAAATCTGACCAGCGTCTTCAAACGTCCGAATCACAATTGATTCACGATCAATCGGAATCTCGGTAATCACTTGGTTCGTTACCATGTGATTTAAGTTGGCCATCAAAATTGTGTCAAGGAACAATTCTGGAATCGAACCGCGCGTATCATCACTCGTCCAGAACTCTTCAAGCACGAGAGAGTCGAGACTTATTCCAAGTTCCTTCTCATAGAATTGACGCGCATCTTTCGATCCGGTCGCTTCCATATATTCGCGCGCCGTGATTCCAGCTTCGCGCAACTTGAACATTGCGCTTTCTGGGTCAAGATCAAAGGTCGGAAGAGACTCGCGTTGTTCTCCCTGAAGAATTCCCTTGACCAATTCTTCCTTGAGTTTGAGTCCCTTTGCTTGTCGAACTAACGTCTTACTCATCCTTGTTCCCGCCTAAAGGTCCACGAAGATAGTGTCGCCCTGAGCAATCGTGATAACCGGCGTTCCGGCCGTCGAGCCATCTTCAATCGGCCAGGCGTAACCGACTTTTAGCACCGCGTCATCCGTGCCGGAGATCCATTTTGTGAACCCAGAGAAATTCGATGAAATATCGACCTTCACAGGATCACCAGGAAGCATCGTTCCGCCGGCATACGAACGCACACGACCTTTGCGCGCAACTGCGATCTTCGTGCCACGCGCAAGAACATAAGCCGTCAAATCAACGACGAGAACGCCGAGAAATGCTGTCGTCGAACCACTCGTAGAAGATGTTCCAATCGACGCAGGTGGAGGGACAATCTTTCCAGAGAGACGTGAATACCAAACCGGCATTCCTCGAAAGAGCTGCCCATAACTTGCCGTGGTATTTTGCTCCGTCGCAAGATTCGCGACATACGTTGTCGAGAGCAAAGGGTCAGGATAGCTGTCGCCAATCTGCGCGAAGTTCGGGTCGACGACGACAGTGTTGATGCGAGTGAAAGTAGCGCCCATGTCTTACGTTCCTTGTTTAGACTGAGGACCAATAGGCGCAGTAAAGCCACCTCTAGCCCTTTCGGAGGGTGAATGAGGAATGCTCAGACTCAACTCACTAAAACGATCTCGTGACCATTTCGCAAGTTCATTGCGGTCTTGGTCCTTCTTGTTGGGTGAAGCAGTATAGGCTTCTCGCAACGCCTTTACAGCGGGAAATCCGAGCGCACTAAGCTCCTCGTGATATGCCTGACGCTGCTCCGGCTCTTTGAGACCTTTGTCAACCGCAATACTAACCGTATCAGCAACAAAGAATTCCAACATCGCCGTCGCATCTTTATTCGCAGCGAGAGCCTCAGACGCGCGAGTTTTTTCTTCCTTCACTTCCGCAGCAGCGGCTTCCATGATCTTCAAAATCTTCGCCTCGACTTCGACACGATATTCTGAGAGTACCTGACTCCGCTGCTCTTCCGTTATATCCGCGCTCTGTGCTCCCGTGCGATGACAGACCGGACACTCTTCTGATCCCTCGAACAAGGAAAATGACTGCTTACCAACCTTCTTGCCGGTCTTATTTTTGCCGTCATCTTCTTCATCCATATCCTCTTCCGATTTATCATCGGGATCGTCTTCAGGATCTTTCTTACTTTTCGACTCCTTGTCGCACTCGTCGTCGTCTTTTTCTTTCTTGTTTTTCTTGCTTTTCGACTCGTCGTCGTCTTTCTTGCCACCATCTGCGGGGGCATCACTCGCTTCGACGAGAGGCTGTGCTTCATCCATATTTGCCTCGATCGGTGAATGCGATCCGCGAAGAGCTTCACGCAATGGCAGCAATTTGTAATTACTCACCTCAGAATCGTCCATGACATGCGCCACAAGCGAACCAGGGCAAGCAACACTCGACAATTCGACGGGTTCGAGTTGCCCAACCGTTTTGATGTAACACGTCTCGCGACCATATTTTTGTCCTGGAATATGCTCGTGATTATCTGCACCGAAATCTTCGCCACAGATCGAACACTCAACACCATCCTTTGCAAGAACGTGAATTGAGACTTCACGCAAAATGCCGGTGTCGATTTTATTGACAAATTCTCTTACAGCCGGTGATACATCGGGAAAAGTGTAAACCCAAACAAGAGTTCCAACATTTCCATGACCCGTCTCTACAAGCTGTGCTTTATAGATTCTTCCATGTTGCGACGCCGCTTGGACAGCGTGATCCTGACCATTCGCAAAAATACCAGCTCCCTGTGCATTGGAATTGAACAGGAATGGGATTCCAATCCACAATTTGCAAGTTGCTTTTTGCGACTCAGCAGAATAAATCACGCCGTTTCTTGTCGGAGTCGTATCAATCGCGAGACAAGGAAACGTGTAAACGGAGTCTAGATCAACATCACGGCGCGTAAATTTGCGAATGGCATTGATCTCGCCCTTCGAGGGACTATGTGACCCCTCGGTCTGGATCGACCCGCCGATTCGCTCTTTTAGAGCCGATAACGCGATTTCGAGTGTACTCATGTTCGTTGAGGAACATAGTCACCTCAGAAAGCTGTAACAGATCAGAGGTTAGCTTCGATAAAATCTCGCAACTCCTCAACGTGTTCCGCAGCCGAAAGATCCTCATGGCGCTTTCCTTTCGGCCGCTTATCCGGCGTCGGTGCGCTACGATTTTTGTCCTTCGGACCTTTCTTCGAGTCTCCGACTTTGGATCGACCTCCCTTTGATGGAGGCTTTTTTGGATCGCTGCCGCCCGGATTTCCAGGAAGTGATTTGTTCGGGTCCCTCGGCGGAGGCAATGCACCAGGCTTCGCCGCTTTCTTGACCGGGCCGCCGGGTTGTTTGACCGTCCCATGCCGAGCAGCGGTATCTTGATCGACAAAACCCGCATCGCGATTCACTACCGCATTATTACTCTGGTATTCTTGAGTACGCGCAACCGTCTCCGCCGTCTCTGCATCGAGGTCCGTCCAACCAATCTTGATCTTTGATGTTCCACGAACATCTTGTAATTTCTTAAAGACCGGCTGAAACATGACATTGACACGACTGCGAATATAATTCGCCAAAGAGCAAGTGATTCGGAAGCTCTGTTGCGCAATCATCGGATTGACGTTAAGATCAGAGGAGAGATATCCCGAGAGAAGCGGAAGTACCGCATAAAGCTGTTCTGCAATGTACCGCATCGGCGGAGCAAAATCAAGCCCTTTCCCCGCTGGCCCTTTATATTCAAAAAGAAAGTCAGGCGTATGAATATAATTATCGGTTGATTTCAATTTTGAAACATATTCCGAAGCCTTCTTTGCTGCATCATTAACTTGATCTTCATTCATTTGAGCATCAGGTGTGTATGTGATATCAATGCGAGGAACATGCTGATGAAGCATCTCGACGAGATCACGCTCCATTTGTAATTTCATCTTCGCAATAAAGGGAAGGGCGCTCAGTGGCGGCACTCCATACGCATACCATCCATCCATGTATGCAGAACCACAGCACACATCTTCGGCAAGATGAAATGTCGGCGTCGTCGGCGTCCCAAAGAGAAATTCATTCGGACGATGAAGGAGCTGCACATACCCTCGAACGACAAGATCAGCATCTCTGAGCTTCCGCATCGCTGTTGCGAGAATCGGTCGGAACGTGCGAACATAAAAACCTCGTTCATCGGTTGAATAAATCGGAAGAAAATAGCAATTCGCTATCGTCGATATCTGAAGAACCGAAGAACGCACTACTTCAGCAAAGTCCACCATCGGATCATTGATGAGGATATCCGAGATATCTTCATTGTCATCCGGGTCTTCGCATTCAATCTTAAAACCCTCCATGACCAAATCAGTAAACTTTTGATACACGCCGCTAATAAGCGCGATATTATCACGCATCTGACCAAGAAATGAGAGATCGTGAAGCAGCGGTTCCCAATACCAACCGTATTGCTTCATAATTTGCTGCTCATTTGTCGAACCAGTCTTATTCACTCCGAGCTTTGGAGTCAAAATCGGTTTTTCGCGACCGGGAGCCGTATTTACCTCAAAAAAGAGATCCGTCTCCTTAATAAACGCTTCAATCTCCTTACCGATAGCGGTAAACGCACCGGATGAGGCAACGATCGTCGGTTCTTTCGCCTTTGTCTCTTCTGGAGAGATCGTTTCTACCATAAAAAGCTCCTAACGCGAGTCAACGGCGAACATAGGCTTAATGCTCGTGCCATCCCAAAATCATCGGAGCACGGGTCCGCGCAATCGGCATTTTGGCGACCTGAAGGGCAACGCCGGCCATTGCATCAACGATGTCCTTCGCTCCGCCACGAGGATGGTCGATCTTCCGATTCTGCAAGACGCGCAGCGCCCGCCACTCCCGATATGCCTGCGCGATCACGTCCTGATTCTGATCGTCATCCGGCACCCCGTCGCCCGCCGGCATAATGAAGGCTCTCTCGTCATAAATGAATTCTTTTAACGTATCGTGCGCTTCGCTCGTCCGGTCAACAGATTGAATGCCGACAATCGCCTCATCCTTAAAATCCATCGGGCCGCCGTACCGCTTCGTCTGAACCTTCCGGTTCCCAAGGATTTTATCCAGAATTTGCACCGAATCTTGACTTTGCCAACCATCATACGTGACCGAATAGAGATAATGTCCCCGTTCCCGAATCCAAAGAATTTCCTCGCGAACCTCGGCAAAATCAACTTCCTTCCGCTCGCCTCCGCGCGAAAACAGACGTATTAAAGGAAAGACGATCGTCGGCAATAGCGTCTCGATCCACTGCTCCACGGGACGCTGACAATTCCGACAACGGAGAACGTCTTTCAGATTCCAGGCATTGCAAGGGCATTTCATGCGCCTTTCCGGCTGTCCCTGGCAACCAAGGGCTAGAGCGCACTTGTCCTTATTAAGCGCAAGATCGACATGAATTGCATAGTAGCGCCCCGGCGTTCCCTCAAATTTCGGCGAATACACACCAGCCTCATCAATCGGATTCTCAAGGCCAATCGAGCGCCCGCGCGCAACCGCCTTGATGAACCGCTCAGGATGCTTGATATAGCCGTCAACGGAAAATGGCGGTTTGCATTCAAACATCGCCGCCGCCATCTCAGGATCGCGATCATAATCAGCCTGAAAGTCCGCGCGCTTCATGCGCGGATTCACTTCCCACGTCGCGTAAGGACCAGATGTCCAGCACCCGGCTAATGTCTCACCCTCTTTACGCTTGGTCTGAATAAAATCATCAATATAACGCGGATAAGAAATGATAACCACTTTCCCAACTGTCGGAAATCTCGTCCTCGTCGAAGTACGCAACACATCGTAAATCGCCTCCGCAGAAGATTTTATCTTCTCTCCTTCTCCTTTATTCATTGCTTTTACCGTATTCAAATCTTTGAACGCCGCCGCTTCATCCATAACGGCCAGAAACATATTTTGTCCTTCGGCCGAATCACTATCGGCAGCTTTTGAAAGCATCGTTATACCAAATGGGTAACGAATAGCGTTC